CCCTGGCGTGTCTGTTCCTTGAGCTCAGCCACCATTTGATCCTGCTTGTCGGTCTGGCCGCCCATCTGGTTGCGGATCATGGCTTCCACAGCCGCGGCAGACCCGGCTTGCAGGCGCTGCACAGTCATGTCTTGGGTGGCAGCCAGTTGTTTCTGAGGCACATTTACATTGCGCATAAAATCCAAATTTGGATTTTTGAAATTAAATGCCTCAGCGTTGCCACCTCTAGCTACATCGTTTTTGTTTGCGCGGTTGCGAATTAAATCAAAGAATTCCTTGGTGGCTTCCCGAATTCCGGCGGTGTTGTCTTGTCCAAAAGCTGCCGCCGCTGTAGCCCGTTCGTTTAAAGCATTAAATTCAGCACGCGACATCAGGCCAAGATCGCGCTTGGACATTGCCCATGCCATGGATCCTGCTCCAGGCGAAAACAGCTTAACAATAGGCGCCATGCCTTCTTTAAGAGTTTTAACCATGTCCAAGGCGCCATTGACCAAGGCTTCAGCCAGGTCAAGCGTCATGTCACGGGCTGTCTTGAAGTTTGCTTCTAGATTGTTTCCATCACCACCTATGCGTGCAAATCCCTCGACGATTTGCTTGACAATTAAACCGATAGCCTCGACTACACCGCGCAAAGATGCCAAGAATGCTGGAAGGTTTAGGCCATCAATAAGGCCTTTACCAATGTCTCGAAACAATTCAATCACACCTTGCTGCAACCGAGAAAACTGGCCTTCAAAACTTTCAAATAACTTCTTGGCCGCCTCGATGGCTTCCGGCGTTTTGACTGCATCCTGCATGGCAAGCACAGCCGTGCTGGCTTGCACTGTGCGGTTTTCAACCGCTTGCATGGCATCTTCGACGCTGTGGAACTGGCCGGTCACATTGGACAAGCGCTGCGCCAATGCCTCGTACACCTTCAGGCCGTTGGACTGCATCTGCTGCAGCACCGAGGCCTCAGCCACGCCAGACTTGACCATCTGGCTAATGCCGCCAGCCAATTGATTCAGGCCGCCTTGGCCAAGCAGCGGCGCCACATTGGCGAAGGTGCGCATCAGCTTCTCGGCGCTGCCTGTGTCGACGCCGGCTGTGGTCAGTTGCTGGAAGCCGCTGACCAGTTCCGTGAGCGGCACGCCCATGTCGCGGGTGATCTGGCGCAGGTTTTCCAAGGATTTGGCGCCTTCGTCAAAGCCGCCGGCCAGCAGGCCCATGCGGGTCTGCATTGTTTCCAGCTCGCCGCCAAGCTTGATCATCTCGGCCACTGCCGCGATTGGCGCGCCGATAAAAAACTGCGTCACACCGCGCAGCATCTCAAAGCCAGACTTGACATCATTGGCGCCCTTGAGCGCCTTGGCCAGCCTGCCGAAGGCGCTGCCTGCCTCGTCAGCGGATGTGGCCGCCTGCTTGGTCTTCTGCGCTGTACGGGCAAGGCCTGACTCAGCCTCCTTGCCGTTCCAGCCCAGGTTGATCGCCAGCCGGCTGATTGTGGCCATTCACCCTGCCTCCTGTGGCCTTCAAGTATGCCAGCAGCGCCTCACGGTCTGCCGGCTGGGAGGATTGATTGAACTTGGGAAGCCAGTCGCCTACCTTGGTGTTCTTGCACCACGGCGCGGCGCTGGCGTATGCAGAGATGGCGTTGAGGATGTCGAGTCGGTACGGGCCCCAAGGCTCGATACCCAGCATGGCAATCCATTCGGAGAGCTCGGAGCTGCTCATCCGCTCACCCAACTCGGCCACGGTCATGCCTAAATGGCCGGCTAAGGCAAACATCAGGCGGCGGGTGTTTCCGCCTGGTCCTCGGAGTTTTTTTCCAGCTCGTCCACATCGTCCTTGGTCAGACGGTTCAGCCGCATGGATGCCTCGAAGATGCGATCCATGGCCGATGCCGGCAGCTCGCCAAGCTGGTGCGTGTCCGCATCGGTGAAGAGGCGTTTGCCTTCGGAGTCAGACAGCGTCAGGACGGCGAGGCGGGCCCGGATGTTGGCCATCCGTGCGCCGCCTTTCTTGTCCAGGCTTCCCGCCTCGAAAGCATCCCGCTCGCTGGCGGTGATTTCGCGGACGAAGACGGTGCCGCCCCACTCCGGCACCTTGATCTCCTCGACCTTTCCCCGGCGCTTGCCGAGGATCTCGTCCCTGCTCAGGCCCATGCTCACCCCCGTTAGGCGCTCACCTGCATCGTCACAGTGAAGCGCAGCACATCATCACCCAAGGCGATCTGCGGATCAGTCACTTCCATGATGTAGCCGGTGTAATCCAGCAGATCGTCGATGGTGCTGCCAGGCAGGTCCAGATTGAGCACAGTCTGCGTCTTGTTGGTCTGGCGCGCCTTGATCACGGTCAGGTGATTGGTGGCGGTTGCGGTGTCGTCCAGGTAGCACTCAAAGCTGACCGTACCTGGATCAATGCGCGCGGGAATGCGCTTCAGCACGCTGTCGCCAAGGCCGGTGATCTCGGCCATGGCCTGCGAGCGGGTTGCGCCGGTGATGCTGGTCACATTCAAGGTAATGGAGCTGGCACCGCCGACATCGGTCAGCGTGGCGGTAGTCCCGCTGGGAAGAACATAAGCCATGGCTGGCCTCCTTATTCGGTGTAGGTTCCGACTATTTCAACGCTGATTATGCGCGCGCTCTCGTCCGATCCGTCCTGATAGACCTCATTGGCGCTCACCTCATCCTCGATGCGCCAGTGATGGATAAACAGGCTGCCGACAGTTTGCCTGCTTGGCGTCGATGTGATCTTCGAGGCGATCCAGTTGGCGCTTGCCTGGGCGCTGCTGCGGGTTTCGCCAACCACAGTCACTTGCACACGCTCGGTCGTGGCCGCCACTACGCCGGATGTCAGGCGCTGCCTCTGCCGGCTCATCGATTGGTAGACAGCGTAAGGCTGGCTGGTGTTGCCCTGCCCCGTCTGGTCGGGCGAGATGCCGCCTGGCAGGTAGGTGCTGTAGCCTGTCTGCGCCGCCAGATAGGTGCGGACTGCCTGGCCGAGTACGCTCATGCCATCGCCGCCTTTCTAGCCAGCGCCTTTTGCAGTTCCTCACTCAAAATTCTGGCGGTGATGTCTTCCACCTGGGACCGGTTGGCATCGAGCGCCGGCTTGAGGAATGGCTTGCCTGCCACTGGCCGCAGCTTGCCGCTGCGCCAAAGCTTGGCGGTGAAGCCTTTTTCCACCAGGTGGCTGTAGTTGGTCGGGTTGACTGGCACCAGCACATTGCGCTGCGCCTTGTGGTTGCGTGTGGGCTTGTGGTAGGCCTTGAACGCCATCACCTTGAAGCCTCGGCGCGGTCCGATCAAGGCGTACACGGCGCCGGTCTTTTTGTTGGTGGCAACTCGCACGCCCAAACTTTTCTTGAGCTGGCCGGTAGTGCCATACCGAAAGACCTTTTTGCCCTGGTACAAGACGCGTTTGCGCTTGGCCGGAACCACGCTCCTGGCGTGTCGGAGGATCGGCGTGGACGATGTCCGAGCCACACGCCGCAAGGCCGGGTTGATCTTCTTGCCGGCCAGCACCAGCGCCTCCATGAGCTCCTTGGCGCCGGCGAGGTGCAGGTGCAGGTCACGGCGTGCTGCCATTACCCATTCTCCTCAGCGTCGATCTCCAGACTGATGCCGCGCTCCTCGGTGTCCCGCACGCCGCGGATGTTTAGTTGCCGGCTGCCGAAGAGGATGCGGTGCTCGGCGGTCACATCGGATCGGTGACGGATAAGCACCCGGTGCGTGATGTCCGACTGCTGCTGGTTGGCGAGCTGGCTTTCCCCGGCGCTGACCGGCATCACCTTGCCCCACACGGTGGCGTAGGTTGCCCAGGTGCGGGTCGGCTGGCCGTAGCTGTCCACGCTGTCGGTTGGCGACTGCAGTTCCAGACGGTGCCTCAGCTCGCCGATGATCACTGGTAATCGCCCGAGGAGTAGATCTTCAGGATGCTGTCCACCGCCAGCGGCACCTCGCCGCCGAATCCAGGCTGCACCGCTGCGCGGTTCTCGTACCAGTGCGCCACCAGCAGCTTGATGCACTGCACCAAGAGCGGCGGCACATTGGCCGCGGCGGCGCCATGGCCTGCGACAAAATCCACCTCGACGGCGTTGGCCTTGCCGTTCTCGGTGTTTGGCCAGGTGTCCATCGGCGTCAGGTGCAGCATCGGCGGGTTGCTGTCGAGGCCCAGCTCGAAGTCCTCGGCGGCGTAG